GAAGTTGGAACTATTGCTGCAGTGAAGCAGTATGAGTTCTCTGATATTAGACAGATCCTCAGTAAAGATGCTAATGGTGCTATCGAATTTACTGCAGATCCTATTCTCGATAAGATTAGACCTCTGACATCTGGTTCTGTCACAGCAACTGGTGTTAATTCAGTTCCCCCTGAGTTTGATGTCTTCACAACACGCAGATTTGTTCTCGGTCAACCAAATGTTTCTGGTATTGTCAAGGGTGATAAGATCTATGACCAGACTAATACTATCACCTACACCGTATTTGAAACTGGTACACTAGCAAACTCTGGTGAAACCTATGTTGATGTCTATAAAGCAACTGGTGCCACTATCGTTGAAGATGTTCTTCGCAGCACAGATACTGAGGCAAGATTTGCTCTAACTACAGCAATGGATGCTAATGACTATCTACAGATTGGTTCAGAACTTATTCTGATTGCATCCAAATCCAACAATGTTGTTACAGTTACTCGTGCACAACTAGGAACATCTGCTGCACAGTATGCTCATGGAACTGCAGTTTCACTACTGAATAAGAATAGCAACACTACTACAGTTGCTGATGGTAATGCATTGGAGCAGGCAGATACTGTTATCACAGTTGCTGATGGTTCTGGTATTGCTGATAACGATCTAATTGTTATTGACACTGAGACCATGTTGGTCACATCAGGTGGTGGTACAAACAATCTAACTGTCACTAGAGGTGCACTAGGTAGCACTGCAACATCTCATGCTGATGGTGCAACTGTTCAACTATTGGAACCCGAAGGCAATACCACCACAGTCAACGAAGGTGGTACTTTCCTTGCTGCTGATACCACACTGACTGTCCTGAATGCTTCTGCTGCTAGTATTGTCAACAATGATTATATCAGAGTTGGTAATGAAATCATGCAGGTTACCAACGTTTCAACTAATGATCTGACTGTTACTCGTGGTGCGTTTGGCACAACTGCAACAGATCATACAGATGGTTCTACAGTTACTCCTCATACATACACTGCTTCACAGACTACTGTGGACATGGAGGAAATCACCACTGCTGAGACAGTATTTGATGTTGCTGATGGCACTAACATCAATACAGGTGATTACATCCTGATTGACAGTGAGTTCATGTATGTCAGTAATAAGTCAACCAATACACTGACCGTTACTAGAGGTCAACTTGGAACTGCTGCAACCACTCATGACAATGCTGTAACCGTTAGTATCTTCACTCTAACTACTTCATACACCACTACTGCAGACAGAGTTGATCTATTTGATGCTGCATCTTCTGGCAATAGAATTGGTACACTTGACTCCTTTGGTTCAGTCTATCAACTCCTAACTGGTAACCTCACAAACTTTACAACAGAAGTTCGTGACAACTCTATTCTAAGTTTCGGTGTTGGTCAAACTGCAGAAGTCCTTGAGATTGTAAATGCTGCAGAACTAAAACTATTCAACTCCACTGTTGCGGATGGTAATTTTACTGCTGTTACTAGACAGTATCCTCAACTAGTTAATGAGGATGGTGGTGATCTTGTCATCCCATTCGACAAATATGCACTTCAGAGTGTTACTAATGAATCTTTCCGTCAGAGAAAGATCTTTAACAATCAGGCAGTTACCAACACTGGTGAGTTCTCGATTGCTTTGGGTTCTGACGAATCATTCGTTGCATTTGACGATGAGAACTACAACCTAACCATTCTGACAGTCAATCCTGGATCACCCTATGCTCCTGGTGATGTTGTCAAACTGGTTGCTACTGGAAGTTCAAACATTTCGTTCTCTGGTACACCTGCTAATACAGTCAACGTGACTGGACTGACTGATGTTCTATCGGTGAGATTCTCAGCAACCCTGTCTAAGATCTCGGTTACCAGAAGAAACAAGTCTCTCAATAAGATGAAAGTTCTGAAGGTTGAGAAGACAACTGCTAATGCAAACAAACTACTCTATGGTCTAACCAACTCACCTTACTATGGTGAGAGAATTGAAGACAGAGATCTATCATTGGGTATTCCTGATGCATTCAAGATTCATGCAATCTATGAATCTATCAATGATAACTCTGCAGTTATTCCTTCAATCAAACTGATTGATAACGTTCTATTTAAGGTTGGTTCAATTGTCACTGGTGTTTCTTCAAGTGCTAAAGCAAGAGTTGTTGAAGTTTCTTCCACTTCACTTCGTGTTTCATTCGTTTATCTAAATTCAAATACTTTCATTCCTGGTGAAGTTCTGAATGGTACTGACTCCAATGATATTGCAGTTCAGGGTTTGATTTCTGAAGAAGAGGGTTCTATCGATCCTGGTTCATCCAATATCACTGATCTATACACTCTTGATGAAAATCAGAATGGTCAGTTCTATAGCACTTCTAAAGTTGTAAGAAATGCTAATACACCTTCACCTATCAGAAAACTGAAAATTGTTTTCGACTACTTTGAGCATGATACTGCAGGAGAATACTTTAACCAGACATCCTATACATCCACCATGGATTATAAGGATATCCCTGCATATGACGAAGAAAATGGAATCTATCTAAGAAACTGCTTAGACTTCCGTCCTTCAGTTTCACTGCAAGTTACAGGTCAAGGTACAGTTAGTTCCCCATACGAGGTTGACTCTCAACTGGTTGGTGGTCAAGCAGGCACAGGTGTTTCCACACTGTCATTTAGAGGTCGTGAGTTTGGCACTGGTGCTTCTACATTCAATCTACCTCAACCTAATACTGATTTCACTGGCACCTTTACATACTATCAAGGTAGAGTTGATAAACTATTTGTCAACTTGGAAGGTGATTTTGTTGTTATCAAGGGCAAACCTGATGATAATCCCGACGCACCTGACAATCTCAAAGACTCTCTGCATCTAGCAACGTTCTCATATCGTCCATATGTCTTTGATGTAAAAGATGATATTAGAATTGGTAGAGTTAGATCTCGTGGTTATACCATGAGAGATATTTCTCTTCTTGAGAATCGTATCGATAGAGTTGAATACTATACCTCACTTTCACTGCTTGAGCAAGAGACTAAGAACTTTGTGGTCAAGGATGCTGCAAACCTGGATAGATTTAAGAATGGTTTCTTCGTTGATAGTTTCACAAGTTTCATTACTAGTGACATCAACAATAGAAACTTCCAGGCTGCTATTGATGTTGATGCAGGTGAGATGAGACCTTCTCACTTCTGTACCAACACAAACCTAGTGTTTGATGAAACTTCATCGACTGGTGTAAGAATCAATGATGGTGTTATTACACTAGACTATATTGATAAAGTCTATATTGCACAACCATATGCATCTAAGGTTGTCAATGTTAACCCCTTCCTGGTTACCACGTATACTGGTCGTATCAAACTAGATCCTATCACTGATGACTGGGTTGATGTTGAGAAGGCACCTGAACAGGTTACTAATGTTGAAGGTAACTTTGAACAGACTCTTAGAGAAGAAGGTGCTGACAGAAATGGTATTGTTCCTATTGCATGGAATGCATGGCAAACTGACTGGACTACCAGAAGAGCATTTAACTTTGGTTGGGGTGGTTTCACCCGTGTCAGAAGAGGTCAATCCAGAACTGGTATTCGTACTGAAATCAACGAAAGATTTGACCGTGTGAATGTTGGTGATACACTGCTATCCAGATCTGCTATCCCATTCATCCGTTCCAGAAATGTTGCGTTCAGAGCAGATCTTCTGAAGGCACACACTAAGATGTATGCATTCTTTGATTCACAGAAAGTTGATCAATATATTCTACCCAGATTGATCGAACTAATTAAAGATCCTAACGTCAATGCTGATACAAACTCAGTCCCCTTCACCACTGGTGAAACTGTTATTGGTCTTCTGTCTGGTGTGATCATGCAGGTCTCTGCACCTGATGCCAACGGTTATTCACAAAACCCCTACGATAGAACAGCACTTCCCACTTCATATTCATCTAATACCAACTTCCTGAACATCAACATGAACGTGATGGCTGCTCAGGCAAATGGTGATTTCTTTGGTAACTTCCAAGTTGGTGAGATTCTGGTTGGACAGAGCTCTGGGGCACGTGCGTTCGTCAAAGATCGTAGGATCATTACAGACGAAAGAGGTCACTGTGAGGGTCTACTATTCATTCCTCGTCCCAATGTAGTTGGTAATCCCTCCTGGAAGACAGGTCAGAGAATCTTCCGTCTAACTTCCAGTCAAACCAATAGTCAAATTGAAGGAACTGTTGAGTCTTCTGCAGATGCTAAGTACACAGCATCTGGTTTCCTTGAGGTTCGTCAAGATAACGTTCTGTCAGTTAGAAATGCAGACGTTGTTAGAACACAAGTTTCTGATTCTAGAGTTGTTACTCGCAACACTGGATTCTGGAGAAGACCTCGTAGAGGTGACCCTCTTGCACAAACCTTCCTGGTTCAAAGAGAAGGTGGTATGTTTGTGACAAAGGCAGATGTCTTCTGTCAAGCAAAATCAGATACTCAACCTCTAGTTGTTCGTCTTCGTACAACTCTAAATGGTTATCCTACTGATAAGATCATTCCTCTTTCTGAGGCAGTGATTCAACCTGATGATGTTCAGATTTCTGAAGACGGTTCACTACCTACTGTAGCAACCTTCCCTGCTCCAGTTTATCTGGAACCAGATACTGAATATGCACTAGAGTGTTTCTGCGAAGCACCTGAATACACACTGTGGGTGGCAGAACTTGGTAAGATTGATGTTCTAGGAAACAGAACTATTTCGGAACAACCCACTTTGGGTTCACTATTCAAATCACAGAATGGTACAACTTGGAATGCTTCTCAGTATGAAGACCTTAAGTTCAATCTTTACAATGCAGAGTTTGATAAGACTACTAACGGTGTTGTTTACTTCAACAATGCAGAACTAGGTAAGGGTAATAATGGTATTCATAATCTGATTAGAAATCCAATTGAGACATTTGCACCTACACTAAGACTGAACCTCTTCTCTGGTACAGCAAACTATACAGTTGGTGCAAAAATTACTCAGACTAATAACCTAGACGGATCAGCAGTTGCAATTCAAAGTATTGCTGGCACTCCTGGTGCTGTCATCATTGATAAGATTGAAGGTCAGTTCCTACAAGGTCAGGTCTATAGACTGGTTTCTGATGAGTCTAGAGCAAATATTGAGATTGCAGACTATGGTTCATATGCAGTGTCAACTTCAACTGAGGACAGAACTGTTGGTGGACTGAACTCTGGTGCAAGTGCTAAGGTGATTTCGTTCACAGAACACACCAAGGCAAAACTAGTCTTCAATGGTGCACCTACTGGTGACTTTGTTGTCGGTGAGACTTTGACTGGTGCTAATGGTGCTACAGGTACAGTTGATTCCTGGGATTCTGGAACTCTGACTGCAGTTGTCACTTATACCAATGCAAATGATTTTGCAGATAATGAAGTGATCACTGGTTCTGCTGCAAGTTACACAGGCACAACTTCCAATACAAATGGTGCTGTGAATATTGGTCTGATGGTTGTCAGCACATTGACTAATAACTTTGTCGTCAACGAAACCATTCAGCAATCTGTTCCAACTTCAATCTCAGGTACAATTCATAGTTACACTTCTACTGGTGATACTGTTGGTGCTTACTTCACATCTTCTTCTGTGGCAAATGCTGCGAATAAGGTCAAAGTTTATCACAAGAATCATGGTATGCACGCACTAACAAACTTTGTGAAAGTTGAAGGTGTAATTTCAGAAGTGTCACCAACATTTATGGATTCTGCAAACCTATCCAGTGGTATTGGTGAAAATGATGGTGTGAACTCTGACTTTACACTACCAGTTCTAGATGCAAACCAATTCCACAAGTTTATTGATGGTGCACCCGTCAGTGCTACCAACTATGGTTACATCAAGGTTGATGATGAGATCATGGCATACTCGGCAGTTGCATCTGATGGTACATCTTTGACTATCCCTCAGGGTGGTCGTGCACAAGGTGGTACATCTAGAGTTGCACACGCAGATTTGAATTCACCAGTTCTCTGCTATAACCTTGACGGTATTCCTCTGATTGAGATCAACAAAACTCACACCACACTAGAGTCATCAACTCTTGATACCTACGAACTCGAAACTACTTCGATTGCATCTAACGGTATTCTGAATGGTGGTGATAATGTTTATGCAACCCAGAATATTCAGTATGAGTTGCTCATGCCCACAATTCATAATATTGTTTTGAAGGACACTACACTAACACCTCGTTTCTCAGGTGTGACATCTACATCTATTGCATCTTCTATCTCAGATCAACCTTCATTTGTTGCTGATGGTTCATATAGAGAGATCATCATCAATGAGAACAATTATCTAGATAAACCTTACATGATTATGTCCAAGGTGAATGAGGATGCAAAAATCTCTGGTGCTAAGTCACTGAAGATGGAACTGACAATGACTACACAGAATGAGAATGTTTCACCTGTGATCGATACTCAAAGATGCAGTGTCATTACAACCACTAACAGAATTGATAATGCATCTATTGCTGATAGTCAAGAAACTTCTACAGATATTGATCTTAATAGTGCAGTTTGGATTTCCAAACTACAAACATTGGCACAACCTGCTAATGGCATTAAGGTTCTCCTATCTGGTCAGAGACAGATTGGTACTGACTTCAGAGTTCTATATAAAGCAGTTCCTCCTGGTGCTGATCCCAATCTGTTTGGTTGGGTTCACTTTAATGGAACTGGTGTCCCTGATGTTGATCCTGGAAACTCCGTTCCTGCCATTTTGGAAGGAAACGTTGTGGATAAGGACTTCAAAGAGTTTGAATATAATGTTGATGATCTCAACTTCTTACAGTATGCAATCAAGATTGTCATGGTTTCTCCAAACCAAGCAACAGTTCCCCTTATTACAGATTTAAGAGTTATCGCAGTTACATAATGACTGAATATCAATTTGAAGAAAAACCAACAAGGTTAAAGGTAAAGGACAATGTTGGACTTTACCGAGACAGTAAGTCTAATGGCATCATAAATACTGACGAACAAGCCTATAAGAACTACCTCAAATCTAAACAGATTAACCAGGGTAAGGAAGATAGGATGAAATCACTAGAAGATGATGTCAGTTCGTTGAAAGGTGATTTGAAAGACATTAAATTATTGCTACAGGAGATTGCTAAAAATGGCACAAACAAATGAAGAAATGATCGCATCATTTCGTGAAAGACTACAAGCACTTACTGATGAAAACACACAACTAACCCAAAAGATTCGTGAAAACGAAGTCGTTGGTCTGAAACTACAGGGTGCTATTGAAGCTCTAGAGTATGTAAATTCCCAAGGGACCGAAGAGGAAACTTCGGAAGAGACCGAATCCCCCGAATAAAAATAAAAATCGATGGCTAATAGAATTCAACTACGAAGAGGTAATACCTCTGAATGGACAAATGCTAATCCTATTCTGGCACAAGGTGAAGTCGGTATTGACCTTGACCAGAACAGGATTAAGATCGGGGATGGATCAACTCCCTGGAATAGTCTATCGTATGAACGTCCCGACGATCAGTCATCGAACATTCCCAACACTCTAGTCAAGAGAGATCAGAGTGGTAACTTCTCTGCCAACGCAATTACGGCAGCACTGGTCGGTAACGCAAGTACCGCATCTCAGTTAGCAAACGCAAGACAAATTTCGTTGACGGGTGACGTTAACGGTGCTAACTCGTTTGATGGTTCTCAGAACATGACCATCACAACGACTCTATCCACACAGGCAAACTTGTCTGCTGGTACATACACCAAACTCACTGTCAACGAAAGAGGTCTCGTTACTGCTGGACAAAACCCCACCACACTAGGTGGATACAATATTACTGATGGTCAGTTAGAGAACAACTTCCTAACTGCACTATCTGGACTTCACGCATCTAGTCTAAACGGATATGTCGTTAAAGTCAATAACACTACGACAGGTTCTGTTGTTCGTGAAATTATCGGTACTGCTGGCAGGATTCAGCAAACTGGTGACTCAACTGGTATCACAAACAACACAATCTTTGACCTGATTCCCACAGGGGTTTCTGCTGCATACAGTGGTGCATCATCACTCTATTTTGATGCTGGTAATACTCAGCAGTCAAAGATTTTCAATGCTCCCACTCAGGAGTCTAACACCTCAACCGACACTGGTCTAAGAATGACCGTCGATGTCTGGGGTCGTCTAACAGAAATTACAGAGTTCCCTATCGTTACTGCATACGAGGGAACTAAAGCAGCAGCATGGAATAATACTACCACATACCTTAGATACGAGAAGGTTACTAATGGTGGTCGTCTATACCAAGCAGGTTATGGTGGAGTCTCTGCAGGGCAGACAGCACCCACTCACACGAACGGAGGCATCGTAGGAGGGTGGCACGACCTAGGAGCTGCTGAAACCCCCGTCAAGGGTCTTGCATCGTTCGATCAGGAAGACTTTGATGTTGACTCCACTGGTCACGTTACGATTGCCGATAAGGCAATTGATAATACTCAACTACAGAATCCCATCTTTGGATTCTCAGATGGCAACACTCTTGAAACTTTTGAACTCGATGCTGAGCAAACCGCAAGCACGGGTTACAGAGGTTTTAACTATCTGAACTACCTGATGGTCAATGATACCTCAGGTAATGCTCTTTTCCATGTAAGTAATTCTCTGCCTCTATTTGGAGGTGCTGCTGGGATGGACATCAATGTCCCAGCTATCTCAATGCAGAGTGATATGCTTTTTGATGCAGATGTATCACTTCTGCCAGCACCGATGCAAGCTAGTTTCCCTGCTGGTTATCAATCACTTTCAAGAACGCAAGGCACTCTAAACATTGATGTTGCTGCAAATGATACACATCTAGCAGTTCTGCAATTATATGCCCTCAATGCTGGTTCTGGTGATGGTATTGTTGCGGTTAATGCAAAAACTCTTATTGATCTTCAGGTCAATGCTCCCGCAGTTGCAGGTAATGCAACGGATGGCAAAGTCCTCATTGAAGACTTTAGAGCATATGACAACTACCTAGCAACTCTAAGTCCCACTCTAAATCTAGATCCTGGTGACAGTGGTGATAACACTGGTACTGTTCGTATCTGGGGTGACCTTCAAGTTGATGGTGTTACAACCACAGTGAATTCAACGGTCATGACTGTTGATGATCCTATCATCACTCTGGGTGGTGACACTGCTCCCACTACAGATGATAACAAAGATCGTGGTATTGAGTTCAGATATTATGATACACAAGCACGTGTAGGTTTCTATGGTTGGGATGACAATGTATCTCGTCTAGACGGTGGTACGGGTGGTTATGCATTCCTGTACAACGCAACTAATAACTCTGAAAACTTTATTGGTACAGATGCATACATCAAAGCAGGTGCACTTTCACTAACAACTAATACACCATCATCATCCACCTCTACTGGTACACTAGTTGTTACTGGTGGTGTTGGTATTTCTGAGGACCTCTATCTTGGTCAGAATCTAAACGTCACTGGCACTGGTCAATTCCTTGGTCAACTGAGTGTAATTGACTCACTGGTAGTCAGAGCATTCAGTGAAGAGTTTGCAATCCAGAATGGTTCTAGTGTAGATAAGTTCACCGTTCAGACGGATACTGGTAACACACTGATTGAAGGTACTCTCAATGTCAATGGTGCAACTGAATATACTAGCACAGTTGTAATCAGTGACACTACAAGTTCTCTCAATAAAGATCAGGGGGCTCTCGTAGTTGAGGGTGGTGTTGGTATTGAAGAGCATCTTAGAGTTGGTGGTATCATTGAAACTGATTCAACTATTATTCAGGGTGCAGCACCTGGAACAGGTAGTAACTCCATCTTCTCAGATACATCGTTCTATTCAGATGTTACCCTAGTTAATAACGGGGGAACACACTCATTCAAGATTAGAGATGGTGCTAGCACTGATAAGTTTACTGTTATTGGTTCATCGGGTAACACAGATATTCAAGGCACACTCGATGTAAATGGTGCTACGACAATCACCAACACTCTGAGTGTTAGCAATAACTTTGTCGTCAACACCAACAAATTCATTGTTGCAGCAGTTTCAGGTGATACTACTGTTGCAGGAACATTCCAATCCGTTGGATTTGCAACATTTAATAATGATATTAGTGTCACTGGTGCTGCAACCATTCAGGGTAATGCAAACCTGAACGGTTCATCTACAACAATTGGTAACTCTAACACTGACACTCTGACAGTCCCTGGTCAGGTCAGATTCACAAGCACTGATGGACAGTCAGTTGGTAACAATTATGCTGCAGATGGTGCAGTCAGAATCTCTGGTGGTGTTGCAATCGATGAGAACCTGGCAGTCCAGAATGACCTATTCGTTTACGGTGACCTAAACATCACTGGTAACCAGATCATCAACGGTACTACCACATACAATGCACGTATTGATATTACCAACACCTCTCAAGCATCTAGTTTGAGTGACAATAACGTCGCATTCCAGACAGATGGTGGTGGTATTGTTAGAAAGAACTTCTACGTCGGTGAGGACTTCTATGTCTACGATGATGGAAATAATAGAAATGCATTCTACGTTGATAACAGCAATGGAAACGTAGATATCTACGGCAATCTAGATATTCGTTCTGGTAACTTTACTGTTGCATCTGGATCTGGTAACACCACAATTGCAGGCACACTGGATGTTGCTGGTGCAACAACGATCAATGATTCACTCTTCATTGATGCAGCAAACGAAGTCTTTAGAATCCGTAACGGTTCTGATAACACCGACAGATTCTCAGTTGATACTGACAATGGTAACACTCATGTTGATGGCACCCTGAATGTTGACGGTGCCGTCGATCTGGGTAGCACCCTAGAAGTATCTAATAACCTCACTGTCAATTCTAACAAATTTACTGTTTTTGCTGGAAGTGGTAATACCTCCATTCTAGGTACACTGAATGTTGGTAACAACACTGATATTTCAGGAACTCTAGATGTTGATGGTGCTACAACAATCAACAATACTCTAACTTTGGTTGGTGGTTCATCCAACTTGACAGTTGGTGGTAACGCAGTCATCAGTGGTGATCTGACAGTCAATGGTACGACCACGACTATTTCGTCAACGGTCATCAGCGTTGATGATAAGAACATCGAACTCGGATCTGTGACTTCTCCCACAGATGTGACAGCCGATGGTGGTGGTTTGACATTGAAGGGATCGACTGACAAGACCTTCAATTGGGTCAACTCTACAGATTCTTGGACATCTTCAGAGCACATTGATATTGATGTTTCCAAGAAACTTAATCATGGTGGAACTCAGATTCTAAGTCCTACTAAGCAACTTACAAACATCACCGATATCACTGCAGATGGTGATATTAACTTTGCAAGTGGTAATTTCACGGTTGCTCAAACAACTGGTAATACTGTTATTGGTGGCACCCTGAATGTTACAGGCACTTTGACCCTAACTGGTCTATCTGCTCAGACAGGTACATTTGCAAGTGCTGTCTCATCTGGTGGCAACTTCTCCGTTGGTGGTACAGCAATGACCGTCAATGCAGCAAGTGGCAATATTGTTACTCAAGGTTCACTTACTGTTACTGGTGCTTCTACCCTTAATAGCAGTGTTACAGTTACTGGTAACATAACTGCATCTGGTGATGTTGCTGTCAATGGTGGAGATCTAACAACTACAACAACTGGTGCATTCAGTATTGCCAATAGTAATGCAACTACTATCAATATTGGTACATCTGATGCAACTGTCATCAATCTTGGTTCTGCTAATTCAACTGTTACTATTACTGATGACTTGGAAGTCACCAATAATTTGGTGGTTACCTCTAGTGGAACAGCATCATTCCAAGGTCAAACTACGGTTGGTTCAGTCTTTACTGCTACACCTACTGGCACCAGACAGGTTGTTATCGGACAACTTGGAAATACAGCAACTCTGACTGCATATGGCAATGTCACATTTGGTGTTAGCACTGCAAGTACAGGTACATTTACAGGCAACGTTGACATTGGCACAAGTCTAACTGTTGGCACCACACTGGCAGTTACCAATGGCATCACTGGTGAAACACTAACTTCAACAGTTGCTTCTGGTACTGCACCTCTGACAGTTGCATCTGATACTCTCGTTAGCAATCTGAACGCAGATAAACTAGATGGTAACCAGGGTTCATATTATACAAATGCTGATAACCTGGATGCAGGTACAGTTCCCGATGCAAGACTGTTGACCACTGGTGTTATAGCAGCAACCTACGGTAGTGCGTCTGCTGTTGGTCAATTTACTGTTGATGTTAAGGGTCGTCTGACTGGTGCTCAGGCAGTTGATATTCAAATTGGTCAGAGTCAAGTAACAAATCTGACAACAGATCTTGCTGCTAAGGCAGACTCCTCAGCACTTGCAACTGTCGCAACCTCTGGTGCTTACTCAGATCTCACTGGTACACCTTCCCTCGCAACTGTTGCAACCACAGGTGCTTACACCGACCTGACTGGTTTGCCCACGTTGGGCACTGCTGCAGCAACTGCATCTACTGATTATGCAACTGCTGCTCAGGGTGCTCTAGCAGACACCGCTTTGCAATCTGAGACTATTGATCTCACCACCCTGAAAGCAGAAGTCGCTGCTTCCACCGACTTTGCTGACTTCCAGTCCCGTATCGCTGCTCTCTGATAACCAATGGCACAACCTAATTCAAAAGCTACACTAATCGATTATTGTAAGAGGAGATTAGGTTCTCCTGTGTTGGAGATCAACGTTGACTCCACACAGATTGATGACGCTATTGATTATACCCTAGAAAAGTTTAGAACCTTCAATTACGAAGGTATCGAAAAAATGTACATGAAGCATCAGTGGACTGCTGCTGATGTGACTAGATTCAAAGCAGACGAAACTTCAGAGACTGCTACCAAAGGAACTGATACTACAGACTGGACATATCAGAAAAACTTCCTGGTTGTTCCTGATGATGTGGTGTCAGTCTCCCAAGTCTGGTCAACTACTGATAAAGGAACTGGAAATATCTTTGATATTAGATATCAAATTCGTTTGAATGACTTGTATGATTTTACTTCTACTCAGTTTTATCACTACTACATCATTCAACAACATCTGTCAAACATCGATTTTCTACTAGAGCATTTCAAACCCACTAGATTTTCTCATGTGACAAACCGTCTCTATGTTGACTTGAGTGCAACTGAAGATGTCATCGAAAACGAGTGGATGATTATTGAATGTTATAGATATCTTGATCCTACTGAGCACACAAGAATCTATAATAACATGTGGGTCAAAGATTATGCAACTGCCCTAATTAAAAAGTATTGGGGTCAGAACCTAACTAAGTTCAATGGGGTTCAACTTCCTGGTGGTGTGACCCTGAACGGTGAAAAAATTTACACCGATGCAGTTACTGAACTAGAAAGACTAGAAGAAGTTCTGCGTGACACCTACGAAATGCCACCTCTAGACGCAGTGGGATGATATGGCAACTAACAGTTACTTTACACAAGGAACAGCAGGAGAGCAGGGTCTAATTCAAGACCTTGTAGATGAGCAGATCAAAATCTTTGGCAAGGATGTCAAATACATCCCAAGAACTTTAGTGGATAGGGATAGTCTGTTTAATGAAGATGCAATGTCCACCTTTGACAGTGCTCATGAAATCGAAGCTTATGTTGCTAACGTTGATGGTTTTACTGGAGATGGTGATCTCTTCTCAAAGTTTGGTGTCAGAATTTCGGATCAGGCAACATTCATCATTTCCCGCAGAAGATTTACTCAAGCAGTAGATGATAATACTACTCTGATTGTAGAGGGTCGTCCCAATGAAGGAGATCTGATCTACTTCCCTCTAGCAAAAAAGATTTTTGAGATCAAGTTTGTTGAGCATGAAGCACCATTCTACCAACTAAACAACCTGTATGTCTGGGAACTCCGTTGCGAACTCTTTGAATACTCTGATGAGGACTTTGAAACGGGTGATACGACGATCGATGCTATCGAGACACGTTTCGCAAATAGCATCGAACTCACACTACAAGCAGGTGGCAGTGGTGATTTTTCTGTTGGTGAATCTGTGTTTACTCGTCTATATTATCCAACGGGAGGAGCAGCTATTGCAAATGGTCAGGTTGCTTCAGTAACTATTACAGACGGTGGTCAAGGATACTCTTCTCCACCTACAGTCACATTCTCTCCACCCACATCTAGCGGTTTCACTGCTATTGGCCCTACTTATAACATTCATTTTGTTCTTTGCGGTTCGAGTGGAGCTGTAACTGGTTCTATTGGTAGCGGATACACCACTGGTACATATAATTTGGTTGGTGGTAGCGGTTTTGATGGTCAGTTATCATTAACATCATTTGGTGGATCTGTAACTGCTTTTACTGCAAACTTTAATGTTGTTAATCCTGGCTTTGGTTATACGAACGGAGATATTCTCCAAATTGATGGTGGAGATGGTCAAGCATATATTAGGTTGATTTCTCTTATTCCTGCTGCCACTACTACAGCAACAGGAACTGCAACTGTCAGTAGCAGTGGTATTGTTACTGGAGTAACTATTACAAATCCTGGTTATGGATATATAACTGCACCCACTGTAACATACAGTAGAAGTGCAGATGAAAAAACTGGTGAAGTTAAGGCATGGGATAGTGCAAATAGAAAACTCACTATCATCAATCGTAGTGGTGACCTAACTGGAACACTTGACGGTGGTACTTCTAATGCACAGTGGTCTGTTGAGACTTATTCGACCATTGATAATACAAACAGTAATTTTGATCAGAATAAATATATTGAAACAACTGCCGATGGGTTCCTAGATTTCACTGAAAGAAATCCATTTGGTGAAATAGGAAATCAGGGGAGTAGTCTGTAATGCTTGGCACATATTCATACCATGAAATTTTAAGAAAGACTGTTGTTGGATTTGGAACTTTATTCAACAATATTGAGATCCGTCGTACTTCTGGTTCACGAACCGAAGTTATGAAGGTGCCTCTGGCATACGGTCCTCAACAAAAGTTCCTGGCGCGTCTAGATCAAGTAGGAGATCTTGAGTCTGATAATGCAACTCAGATCACCCTCCCTCGTATGTCATTTGAGATCAATGGCATTACATATGATGCTCAAAGAAAGGTTGCACCCACTCAGGCAATTCGTGTTGCTGGATCAACTCGTGGGTCTGTCAAGAAAGTCTTCATGCCCGTGCCATATAATGTCGGGTTTGAACTAGCAATCATCACCAAGAATCAGGATGATGGTTTGCAAATCATTGAACAGATTCTACCTTTTTTCCAACCACAGTTCAACATCACAATCAATTTAGTCTCTGCCATCGGTGAGAAAAGAGATGTCCCTGTGATTCTAAACTCAATCTCATATGCTGATGACTATGAGGGTAACTTTGAGACTAGAAGAGCAATCATTTACACACTAACGTTTACTGCTAAGACCTATCTGTTTGGTCCTGTTCAGTCTACAGGTACAGGCACCAAACTCATTACATCTGTCATTACAGATATGTACGACAAGGTGGATACTGTCAATGCACCCAGAAAGGTTCGTTATCAGGTCACTCCAGAGTCTAAGGTTGACAGGGATGGTTCAGTAGTTACAACTCTTACATCATCTATCGATGATAATGATGGCATCTTAGCAGTTGCCGATGCAACCAATATTGCGGTTAAGGATGATATTCAAGTTGGAAATGAAGTCATGCGTGTGATTCAGAAGTCTGGAAATGCTTTGACTGTCACTCGTGGATACAATGGCACTACCCCAACCTCTCACTTGGGTTCTGCAAATGTTCTGAAGATTGATGCTGCGGATCATCTATTGGTTGAATCTGATGATGACTTTGGATTTGGTGAAATCTTTAGTGAATATACAGATATGAAGAAATATGATCCTGATACAGGAGCAGATGTAGATATCTAAACTACATAAAGTAGTTGCTAACATAGACAGTGAAAACACTAAACACTGTTGTATTAAATGTTACTGTTGCAATACTAGATTTCCTCTACCAAGGTAGAGATACACAACGTTTTTGGGTGCTTGAGACTATTGCTCGGGCACCCTATTTTGCGTTTTTGAGTGTATTGCATTTTAAAGAGTCTCTAGGTCTTAGGACTGAAGAGCATTTTCATTTGATGAAAGAACACTTTGCACAAACAGTCAATGAAACCGAACACCTCACCGAAATGGAAAGACGTGGAGGACATTCTGCTTGGATCGACAGGGTTTTTGCTTATCATCTTGTTCTGGTCTATTATTGGACCATGGTTGTTTATTATCTTGTGTCTCCTGTTAATGCTTATGATATAAACGAAAAGGTTGAATGGCACGCTGCTGAGACATATGCTAAGTATCTCGCATTGGTTGATCACACAGATCAAAAAATTATCGATATACTAAACGATGAGATACAACATGCTCAAGAATTACACGTTGCCATGGAGTCTATCAAATGAAAGAGGAAGAAAGAGACAAGCAAGAAAGAATTAAACAGGTTGCTAAACATCTCCACCCTCATGATGACGAACCCGATCCAACTGCACATATGGGGAACTACAACTTTCCTCAAATGCTTTTTGCTTTTTGTCTCGGATTCGCAACAATGTTTGTCTTAGCAGTCGATGAGATAAACGATTTTAAGGGATGCCCCTTACCTGAATATTTTATTAACGAAGGAAAATGAAAGTAGGAATGATTGGACTTGGACGAATGGGAGAAGGTATGTCCCGTCGTCTTATTAAAGCAGGTCACGAAGTACACGGTTACAGAAATAATTATGCAAAAGCTCAAGAACAATTTGAAAAGGGTTATATCAGTGGATGTACCACTTCTTTGGAAAGCCTTGTTCAAGTAGTCAAATC